CGTTAAGAAGTCTCCTGCGTGGACCCGCAAAGAGGGTAAAAGCGAGTCCGGTGGCCTCAATGCTAAAGGCGTTGCAAGCTACCGGAAAGCTAATCCCGGCAGTAAACTCAAGACGGCGGTAACTACCAAACCCAGTAAACTTAAAAAAGGCTCTAAGGCGGCTAACCGTCGGAAGTCTTTCTGCGCCCGTATGCAAGGTATGAAGAAGCGCAACACAAGCGCAAAGACGGCTAACGACCCGGATAGTCGGATCAACAAGAGCCTGCGGAAGTGGAACTGTTAGATGGCTATTGGTCGTACGCAGATGAAGAAACAAATCCAATCGTCTCCTTCTAAACTATCGCAACAGCGTAAGAAGGCGGCAGCGAAAAAACGAAAAAAGGAACTTAATGCCTTACCTAACAAGTAGTATTCCGTATTTCAAAGCATGGGTGCGGAGGGAGTATACGAAAAATTTAGAGGGTTATCACGGAGAGTTTTTACACGCCATGGTCGTCGCTGTAACCACAATGCCTAATCGGACGTTGAGCTTCCAAGTGATATTCACTGGGTGTGAGTCTGATGACACAGATGAACCTAATGTTCATGGTGGGGCCATGTGGGCACGTCTACCGCTTACGGCGCTTGTCGCCGACACTCCCCTTGAAGAATGGCCTACAGAGTTGCCACCATATCTAGCGCAACCTTGGGACTGCATGTCTCACACTCATAGTGTGTATAAGATAGAACGTGCGTCTCCTGCGCCATGGATAGCTAAAGTAGATGGCGAGTTTTACCCCGCCAAGTATTATTTTACCGTAGACTACACTGATAATGAAGTGGCTGACGACCCAGCGCAGCATAAGCAAAGCCACGTGCTTGAATTGCTAGATGCCGGAGAGTATACAGGTAACATAGTAGCACTACCAAATAACCGGGTTCGCGTTACGCACCCTGCGTGGTTTGAAACAGGCCAAGGTGCCCCAGACTTCAAGCCAAACCAACACTCGTATGGTTCTAAAGAAGACGTGGATTACGTCTGGGATACAAATCGCGTATTTAACAACCTATATAAGGATGCCGACAATGATGAGACCTAAAGCACGCCCCGCGGGCATGATGAAGAAAAAGAAAGCGGCTACTAGCGCCCCTATGACGTCTATGCGGCCTAAAGCACGCCCTAATACCATGGTTACTCCTGAAGAAGCAGGTGCGATTGAGCGCGGCAACCGTGCCGCAAAACGTCGTGCAGACGAGATGCCTATGATGAAGGCTGGCGGCATGATGAAGAAGGGCTATAAGGCTGGCGGTAAGATGCCTGACCTTAGTGGTGACGGTAAAGTCACGCAGAAAGACGTCCTAATGGGACGCGGCGTGATTAAGAAAAAAGCTGGTGGCATGATGAAGAAAGGCTACAAAAAAGGCGGCAAGATTCGTGGCTACGGCATGGCTCGTGGCGGCAAAGTTTGTAAGATGCGCTAATGCGTAGATATTACAAATCAGGCGGGAAGATATGCGCAAAAGGTAAGTCGTGGGCTAAACGCACTTTTGACACCTACCCGTCTGCCTATGCGAATATGGCCGCGTCTAAGTATTGTAAAGACCCAAACTATGCTAAGGGTAGCAAAGGTAAGAAGGCGAAATCGTAATGGGTGAGCTGAAGAAGTGGCGGGATCAAGAGTGGGTTCGCATCGGTACCGATGGGAAAATCAAGGGCGAGTGCGGCACTTCTAAAGACAAGAAGAACCCAGATCGTTGTTTGCCTCGCAGTAAAGCGCAAAGCCTTTCACAAAAGGAGCGATCTTCTACAGCTAAAAAGAAGAAGGCCGCTGGGGCTAAAGGCAAGACTGTAGTAAAAAACACGAAAGCTGCTACAGTCAAGCTGGCAGGTGGCGGACTAGCTCGCCGCAAACGTGATATTGCTCGTGGGTGTGGGGCTGTCATGGAAGATAGACGTAAAGCTACGTTGTACACTTAGGAGATTGTTATGACCACATCAGGCACTACAGCGTTCAACATGGACTTCACCGAGATTGCGGAAGAAGCATGGGAACGCGCGGGCCGTGAGATGCGGTCTGGGTACGACCTACGTACCGCGCGTCGCTCTATGAACTTGATGACCATCGAATGGCAAAACCGTGGTATCAACCTGTGGACCATTGATGAAGGTACTGTGAGCTTAACCCAAGGTGTGGGGCAGTACGACTTACCGGCGGACACTATTGATCTACTTGAGCAGGTCGTACGTACAGGAAGTGGTACAACACAACAGGACCTGACCATATCGCGGATCAGTGTTAGTACGTACGCTTCTATCCCAAACAAGACAAACACTGGGCGCCCTATCCAGCTCTGGATCGAACGCCTGCGTGACAACCCGCGTGTCAATGTATGGCCTGTCCCGGAAAGCGATGATTACACGCTAGTTTACTGGCGTTTGCGCCGTGTAGAAGATGCTGGCGCCGGTGCTCAGACGGCAGATATGAACTTCCGTTTCCTCCCCTGTCTTGTGGCTGGGTTGGCATACAACATCGCTATGAAGGTTCCAGAGTTGGCGCCTCGCATTGAAATGCTGAAGGCCACGTATGAAGAACAGTTTAGACTCGCCGCGGAAGAAGACCGGGAGAAAGCGCCGGTACGTTTCGTACCCCGTGTAGGGGTCATTAGATGAGCACTCGGTTCGCCTCAGCAAAGAAGGCCCTTGGCATATGCGATGTATGCGGGTTTTCTTACAAACTGAAGGAGCTGAAGGCCCTGTACGTCAAAGGCCGTAACACTAACGTGCTTGCATGCACAGACTGCTGGAGCCCTGACCACCCACAACTCAAACTAGGGGAGTTCCCGGTGGACGACCCGCAGGCGTTACGAAACCCACGTCCTGACACGGCAGAATTACCCGCATCGCGGGATACTCAGTATGGGTGGAATCCTGTCGGGCTGCAAGACCCTTTTAACTTGGTGGATGACAACTTGGTTGGCACTGGCTTTGCGGGGCAAATTACGGTAATAGTATCTTAGGAGGCGATAACATGGCGAACCGCGATATGAAGAAGATGAAGAAGAATGGCAAAGTGACGACACCTAAAAAAATAACTAAAGCCGCAAAGACTAACGGCGTAAAAATCCGTGGCACAGGCGCGGCTACTAAAGGCCTATATGCTCGCGGGCCTATGGGGTAACTGATGAATTACGCTGAGCTGAAAACCAATATACAAGACATATGTGAGGATACGTTCACAGATGACCAGCTTGCTATGTTCACTCAGCAGGCTGAGCAGAAGATATATAGCACCGTCCAAATACCCGCGTTACGTAAGAATGTCACCGCAAACCTTACAGCTAGTAATAAGTATTTGGATGTACCCGCTGACTATCTGTATACGTACAGCCTTGCTATAGAAAACACGTCTGGAAATTATGTATTTCTGCTGGATAAGGACGTGAATTTTATCCGAGAAGCCTACCCTGACGCCTCGGTAACCGGTACGCCAGTGCATTATGCTAATTTTGACGATACGGCGTTTATCTTAGGCCCCACCCCAGATACGGCTTATTTTACAGAACTGCACTACGGGTACTACCCGGAATCTATTGTAACCGCGGGCACTACGTGGTTAGGAGAAGAGTTCGATTCTGCGTTGTTAAACGGCGCCCTTGTAGAGGCTATTCGGTTTATGAAGGGTGAGCAGGATATGGTAGATATGTATAACAAGATGTTTACACTATCTATCGGGCTACTTAAAAACCTCGGTGACGGCAAACTGCGGGGGGATACATATCGCTCCGGGCAACCTAAAATCCCAGTAAGTTGAGGGCACTACAATGTCACTAGGAAGCATGGATATCCCCCAACACAAACAACTTGTTGAGGTTCGGACAACGCAAAACAGGGGCTTTACGCCGGAGGAAGTGGCGCAGGTGTGTGTGCAAAAAATCGTGTCTGTATCAGACACAGCGCCCCCCGCCATTCGAGAGCAAGCCAAAGCGTTTGCGGACAATATTGAGGAGGTGGTTACTTTCTATATGAAAAGAGCTATCGAAAGTGATCGCACATCCGTGTATAACGCTCTCAATGAAGCGGGGAAACCCGATTTGGCTGAACTTATAAGGAGACTTTAACATGGCCTTTACTGGTAACTTTATGTGTACTTCCTTCAAGCAGCAGTTGCTTGAGGCTAAACACAACTTTTTGCTTTCTGGAGGGGACACCTTCAAGATTGCATTGTACGACAACAGCGCCTCATTCACTGCGGCGACTACGGACTACACGGCGACTAACGAAGTAGGGGCGTCCGGTTCGTACTCAGCGGGTGGCGGTACGCTAACTCGTATTGATCCTGCTACATCTGGGACAACGGCATTCACAGACTTTGCAGACATTACGTTTACGTCTGCGACTATCACTGCTCGCGGTGCGTTGATCTACAACACCACAACAGGTGCTGGAACCGGAACAACGGACACAGTTGTTGTACTGGACTTTGGATCAGACAAGACCTCGACTTCGGGGGACTTTGAGATTGTTTTCCCAGCGGCTGACGCGAGTAACGCTATCATTCGCATTGCCTAAGTGTAGGGCAGCGTTATGGCTATATCGTTCACACTAAACAGCGCATCTAGCGGTGGACGACAGGCTGACATAACGCTGCCTGCCACAGTGTCGGCTGGCGACCTTTTGGTTGCCATGCACTATGATATTAGCAACGAAACCATTCCGGCAACTCCCTCTGGCTGGACGTTAATAAACAGTTTTACCAGTGGGGCGGCTGCAGGCACTCTTGGCATTATTGCAAAGATCGCAGATGGCACGGAGGACGGCGCAAGCCTGTCTTGGTTCTCAGGCACTGACAATAACTACGCAGCTTTTTCCCTTACGCCAGACGCAACGATAACATCACTTGGATCGGTAACTGGCACTGATGGTGTAAGTGGCAATGCTGCTTCGGGGCTTTCTCTTACCGCAACGCCCTCTGCGGGCACTCTGCCTCTCATGCTTGTTTACGCAGGTGGGTCTAATGGATCAATAGACGTTACTCCAAACGGGGACT